CCAGCCTGGTACTCCTCGCGCATCGCCTTTTTGATGTCGCCGATCGTTACTGCCCGGATCACAGCTCACGGACCTCCGCGGCCCAGCACAGGCGCTCTCGGTCTCGGACGGGATCGGAGCGGACCTCGAACAGATCCCCGTCGATCTCGAAGGTGTCGCCTGTCGAAAGCACCGCCACGTCAGAGACGCGCACATCGATGAAGATCGTGTCCGTGACGAAACGGCCCTCGTTCCAATTCGCGATGCGGTCCGGAGCGCGAAAGATCACGCGCACCGGAGCGCCATCGCCAGCGCCGCCGGCGCGATGGAGCGCGGCCCTTGCCATGTTGGGATCGGCAAAGATCGCATTGATGCCGGCGGCGAAGGCGTTCATGGCGGCCTCGCTTACGCGCCGACCGCCACGGCATTGCCGACTCCGGCGATGCCATTGAGCCGGACCTTGCCGGTGGTCAGAGTGGCACCGGAACCGACCGCCTCGACTGCACAACCGATCAGCCGGTTGCCCGTCGCCACGGTGGTGCAGCGCTTGTTGGTGGCATCCCAATGGACAGCCGCGCCCTCGGTCCAGGCCTGCGAGCCGACCTTGGTCAGCTCATAGACGCCGGTCGTCTTGATCGGCCCTTTTTCGCCAGTGGCGATATCGTTCATGGCGATGCCAAAGATGGTGCCGACAACCACACCCTCTCCGGACGCGATGGCCGCGGCGGCCGTGATCTCGATCACGTCGCCAACTGCAAGAAAATTCTTCATTTGAGGTTCTCCTCGAGAGAAGGGGAAGGGGAGCGGGCAGGCCGGGAAGCCCGCCCGCGTGGCTCACCCGGCGGTTAGGCCGGAGCAGCGCCCGCGTTCTTGAACAGGCCACGGTGATCGATGGCCGAGGCCGCGAAGTCGAGGCGCGCCTTGATCTCGACGCCATCCACCTCGAACCCGTTGCGGGTTTCGGTGAACACCCCGTCCTGCCCATCGAGATACGCATATTCGATGGTGTCGATCAGCCCGGTGCTGGCCGCGAGGAACCAGGGCGCCTGACCGGAAGTCGGCATCAGGCGGCGCTCCTCGACCACCTGCAGGCGGTTGGCGAAGGTGTTCACGTCAGCGGTATTCGCCGGCGTGGTCGACGTCAGCAGCTTGCGGGCTTCCACCGCACGCTGGCCGGGAGGCACGATGACAAACTCGGGGCTGACGTCGATGGCGGTGCCATCAATATCCGTCTGCGCCGCGAAGGCCTCGTAAGCCTCGATCAGCGCGCCCTCGTCGATCACCGACGCGGTGCCGAGGTTGCCGTGATCGGCATGGAACAGGGCTTTGCCGTCCGCCATGTTCGGGTTCTGGAGCAGGATGGCATACACCAGGTCGCCCTCGAGCTGCGCGGCGCGAGCGCCGAAGCTGTTGGCAACGCGGGTGAAGGCCCCCAGATCATCGTTGATCAGCATCTGGCGGCTGAACGCGATGATCTTGCCGTAGGTGGCCAGCGCATACTGCGTCGAGGCCTCCCCGAAAGTGCCGTACTTGAACTCGGCACCCTCGGGCACCTTCTCAAGCTGCGGCGCGTTCGACACCTGCACCCGGGTCGTCGGCCGGAAGTCCGACAGCGTGGCGCGGCGCGCCCAGGCGGTGAAGGTGCGCGGCAGAGTGCGATATGCATCCCGGAGCGTGATGTTGCCGATATTGGCGAGCACGGCCGGGAAATCGCCGGTGGTGTGATAGCCCACCGCCCGCTGGCCGAGAGCGGCGGCCGCCATCTCCATGCGGCCCATGCCCCGGGTGTTGACGCCCGAACGCTCGAGCGAGTGCCGGGCCAGCTCCATCAGGGACATGCCGCGGAACTCGCGACCGCCATCGGAAAGCTCGAGGCCGGGCGCGTTCGACCGATGCAGCAGCGCATTGGCCATGGCCTCGCGATACTGCACGCCAGCCCGCTCATCGCGCGCCTGCGCCGGGGCCGGCTCGCTGGCGCGGCCCTGGAGCGGATCGGCGTCGGCGATCTTGTCGAGGATCGCCGCACGGGCATTCTCGAGCGACACACCGCGAGCGACCAGGTCGTCGCGGAACTCGTCGTCGAGCCCATGGCGGGCGCAAAGGGTGGTGATGGTGGTCACGCGCGACCGCTCTTCGGCGCGAACCGCCTCGGCGTCCACGCCCGGCGTTTCGACGGCAGCGGGCGCTGCCGGAGCAGGCGCGGCGGCGCGAGTTTCAACCGTCTCCACGGTTTCGCGGCGCTCGGTTTCACCGGCCGCCGCCTGCTGGTTGTTGCGAGACATGGTCTCTTCTCCTTCGGAATGTGCCGCAGGGGCGGCGGTGACGTCCTGGCGAACCAGGACACAGGGTGCGAGCGCAGACGTCTGGGCATTGCCAGAGCGGACCTGCGCCTCCGGATCGGCGGGGATAGGCACCGCCGAAATTTCGAGGGGTTCCCAATCGACGGCGCGCCAGATCTCGCGCTCGCCCTCCTTTCGGGTGATCTGATATTCGTGGACGCGGTAGCCCACCGAGACGAAGCGAAGGTTCTTCTCGAGGATGCGCTGCACGATCCCCTTGGCGTCCTCGGCCTCGGTCAACTGGATCGTGGCGTAGCCCTTGCCCGCTTCGATCCGCACCGAGTCGGGCACCACCGAGCCGATAACGCTCTCCGCCCGCCAGGCGGAATGTGCGTTGAGGAACGGCGCGCCCGAATTGAGCCGCTCAAGGCGCACGGCATTGCCGGACACCACCAGCTCCTCGTCATACTCGATCCGATCGTCCCAGCCTTCCCACCGGACCCGCTGCACCGTGGCGCCAGTTGTCCAGACCACCTCGACCGTGCGCGCCTCGGCATCGACCGATGCCGGCACGACTTCGGCGGCCCGCCCGATCATGGGCAGGTCCATCATATGTTTCGTCATTTTCCTGACCTTCCTAGTTCTGGCCGCCGCCCTGCGACGCGTTGCCCGGGGCAGCGTCCGGATCGAGGGGATCCTTGGCCTGCGCCAGCCCGGCGTTGGTGACCTTCCGAGGATCGCTGTCGAACACGAGCTCGGCCGCGTCCGCCGCGGCGATGAACTCGCGCTGCTCCTCGAGATTGGTGCGCCAGTCGTAACCGCGCTTGGCGGTCATCTGCGGCACGGTCGCAAAGCCCGCCCGCACCTCGAGCAGGTCCGTCTGCGCGTCCTGCCATGGATTGACGCTCTCGAACTTGGGCGGTGCCCACTCGGCCGGCACGTCCGCCGTCGAGATCAGCCCGGCGGTGAAGGCCGCGTCGATGAACCAATCCCAGATGCGGTCGCAGAACATCGGAATGATGATCTGCCACTGCACCTGCTCGACCATGCGGCGGAACTCATTGAGCCCAGCGCGACTGCTCGAGAAATTGGCCTGCGACAGGTCGCCGGTCATGAGCGCGTACGGGATCCGGAAGCCCGCCGCGATGATGTGCATCTGCACGAGGTTCCACTCGCGGATTCCCGGCGTGGCGGACGGCTGGTTGAACTTGATGTCCTTGCCGCCGCTCGCATAGGCGATCAGGCCCGGCTCGAACTGCTCGATGGTGCGGCCCTGATCATCCTTGATCGTCGGCGTGGCCGACAGCTCCTGATCGTCGCCGAACACGATGCCGACCATGCAGGACTCGGTTTTCTTGCGGACCATCTCCGCGATCTGCCAGTCGCCCAGGTCGCGCAGGGCGGTGAGCGCCGGCGTGCCCCACGGCACCCCGCGCGACTGCACGCGCTGCCGCTCGAACAGATGGGCCACCATGTCCGAAGGCACCCGCACCGAATCCAGCCGGCTCGAGAAGGCGAGCGAGACGTCGCCCGGGTGATCCGGATACATCCAGTAGGCCTGCCGCCGCCCGGCGCGGTCGTATTCGATCCCCTGCTTGATGCGCCGCCCCTCGTACTCCTCGAGGAACTTTGACGCGTCGAGGTGATCGGCCTCGCGCAGCTCGACTTGCAGCGGCACGGCCCCAGCGGCTTCCCGGCCCCGCAGCGGCCGCTTGACCGCAAACAGGTCGCCGCCCTCGATCATTTCGCGGACGGCCAGCACCTGCAGGCCATAGAAGTCGGTATGGCCGTGCGCGTCGGCGCGCTTCGACCACTGCTCGAACAGCTTGTCGACCTTCTTGTTCAGCGCCTTGTTGCTCGAGGCGGCCCGGGGCCGGATGCCGTAGCCGACGATGTTGTTGACCAGCACCTGCACTGCCTGGGTGGCGAGCGCGTTATTGCGCACGAGATCCCGCATGCGGTCCCGGAGGATGGCGCCGGCAGCGCCGATCTCAGTGTCCGCCGCCGTGCTGGACGTTTTCCAGCCATCCGTTTGCCGGCCCTTTTGCGCGCCCTCATAGCCGCGCCGCAGGTTGGCAATCGAGACGCGCGCCGCGTAGCGCTTCGCCGCCGCCCGGGGCGCCACCGCCGCAAGCGCACGATCCATCATGCCCCAGCGAACGCCCTGGGGCTGGGCA